AGAGGGCGAAGATCACTACACTTCCGGTAACGAATTTGTGATCAAAGAAGATCGTGACGGCACCAGTTATAAAGTTGGTGATGAATATATTGGCTATTATCATGTCGAGAGAAGTGAAGATGATGATATAATTTTTGTTGCCGGCGAAATATCTAGCGGAAGCCTTGATATAGACGCAGAGGAAGCTGAAGAAGCCGGAATTGAGATGCAAGATATCCTGCTGCCGATGGTTCACATGACGCAGTATGAAATTGGAGACATAGAAGAGTATCCAGCCCGCGCCGGAACTTCTAAAACGCAGCCATTTGTAATTGAAAAATATATAAATATTAATGGGACAAGGATGGGCCCCACCGCCGCCGCAGCACAAATTCAATCAAACGATCCTATCTTGAATATTTCAGATGTTTATCCTGGCACGCTTGAGTTAAGTTATGACAACTCGGACACTCCTGACACTCCTACGGGAATATTTGGTGAATTAGGCGTCAGACATGGATTGTTGTTTTCTATCTTTATAGGCGGTACAAAATATGAAGTCGCATCTGTTGAGATTGATGCTTTGGATACAATGATTGGGGACTTTAAGACGGTATCTGCCAACAGTAAACTATTATTGTGCTTAATCAATCAGCTTAAAGAAGATGACAAGTTTAGGTTAATGGTTCATTATATCTTCCCGGTCTCTAAATTCACAGCGCTTGCTGCAATTTATAATGATTTGGCATTTTTGCCATCCATTGGAGAGGTGACAGTAAAAGATGGTAATGCTTTTGGACCCACCTCCAATGCGCTTGGCGATGGGAAACCGGGCACCTATGTAGAAACAGTGTCAGCCGGCACCGATTCGGACACTGGCGACACTCTCTATACCACAAAAGTTGATGAAGAGAGATCTGTTGAGGGGTGGGCTAGCGTGAAAGATCGATCTCCTGGTTTATTTGGGGGACTTTTTGTTCGTGAGTGGGATAAATGGGATCAGGTAGTCTTAAGAAGATCAAATCGCATGATAAAAAAGTTGTTTAAACCAAATTACAATTCTAGAGATTTTGATACTTCTCGGGATCAAGGGGACCGATCTTCTCAGAGATTGTTGGGAGATTTAAAAAATCGGATGAAGCCCTCACCAGGGCAACGGGTGTTGCCTCGCTGGCGATGGCGCCGAATGCGCACAAATCCCTTTAATATTGACGGGGAATTGTGCGAAAAATGAAATTCATAGTATTTATAGTGAGGTAGTAATAAAATGTCTTCTATAGCAGTTGGTTTGCCATTAGCAATTGATGATATTAATGGCTTTAGAATGATCAAAAGCATCAAGGGATTGGCCAAACAAAATCTTAAGATGCTTTTGCTAACCAATCCTGGTGAGAGGGTAATGGATCCCGAATTCGGCGTTGGAATAAGTAAGTATTTATTTCAACATTTTACTACTAGCACATATGCTGATATAGATGCAAAAATAAGAGAACAGGTGTCTATCTATATGCCGGGAATTAAAATAACGCGGATTGCTTTTGATTCTTCCGAGCAAGACAGGGCCAAATTAGGATTTTCAATTGAATATTCATTACCAAATATTGGGTTGAGAGATCTGCTAGAGTTTACTATTTAGAGTTGAGGATTTATTATGGCAGACGAACAAAAAAAGATAGTACCGATTGATTACACACATCGAGAGTTTACAAGTATACGCGATGATTTAATGCAAATTGCAGAAAGGTATTATCCAAATACTTTTAGAGATTTTAGTGAAGCTTCTTTCGGTGCCCTGATGTTGGATGCTGTCGCTTATGTAGGCGATCAACTTTCGTTTTATTTGGACTACAATGTTAATGAGACCTTTCTTGATACGGCATATCAATATGATAACGTTTTAAGGCACGGTCGCGCGCTGGGATATAAGGATACGGGACGCCCATCTACTTACGGCCAGGTGGCTTTGTTTATATTGGTACCAGCATCGAGCACAGGTCTCGGACCAAATACTAGCTATATTCCGGTGATTAAACGAGGCTCCCGGTTTTCCTCTACCAGCGGATTGAATTTTGTGCTGACAAGAAATGTAGACTTCGCAGATCCCAAGAACCAAGTTGTTACAGCAAGAACCGATACCGCAACAGGCGCCCCCACTTACTACGCTATCAAGGCATATGGTGATGTGGTTTCTGGATATTTTGATGTAGAAAAAACATCAATTGGATCTTATGAAAAGTTTAAGAGAATAACGTTATCGAATCCCAACATCACAGAGATTATCTCAATTATAGATTCTCAAGGGCATGAATATTTTGAAGTAGAAAATTTATCACAAGATATAATCTTCAAGGAGATTACTAATAATAATTATAAAGACGACAACGTTCCATCAATTTTAAAACCATTCTTGGTTTCCAGAAAGTTTGTCACAGAGAAGGACCGATATAGCATTAATATTCAGTTCGGAAGTGGAAAGAGCACGGAATCTAATGTTGTCGCAGAGCCGCAAAAAGTGGCACTAGATGTTTTCGGTAAAACTTATGTGACCGATACCACGTTCGATCCCACCAGACTATCTAAAAATGAAAATTTTGGAATTGTTCCTTCCAATACGGTCTTAACGATAACATATCGAGCCACCAACCCGCTTGATTCAGATATTGGAGTTGGAACTTTGACTAGCGTACTTTCCCCGGCATTTAATTTTAAAGATAGGGATTTGCTTTCATCTACCACGGTCAGCGCAGTAATAGGTTCTCTCGAAGTTTCCAATGAGCAGCCAATTACGGGCGACGTAACCAACGCAACTAGTAGCGAACTTAAAAGAAAGGTGTTTGATACCTTCCCCACTCAAAATCGTGCTGTAACACAAGCGGATTATGAAAATGTCGCTTATAGGATGCATGCTAAATTTGGTTCAATTGCTAGATGTTCGGCTCAAAGAGATCCAGATTCTGCTAAAAGAAATCTCAATATGTATGTGATTTCTGAAAATCGTTTTGGTAAGCTCATCACGACCAATTCAACCATTAAGGGAAACCTAAAGACATGGCTGTCTCACTATAGAATGGTCAACGACACAATCGACATTTTGGATGCCTTCGTTATTAATCTCGGAATTGACTTCGTAGTTAAAGGGTCTATCGGAGTCGACAAATACACTCTATTGGATAAATGTATAAAGACATTACAAGAGCATTACAAAACAAGATTTTTTATAGGAGAGCATCTGTATATAAGTGATATCTACAAGGTGCTAAAAGATGTGACCGGGGTGACGGATGTTACGAAAGTTAAAATGAACAACAAAAATGGAACCCAATATTCTTCCACGCAATTTGACGTTAATTCAAATATCTCTCCCGATGGAAGCTATTTGGTTTCTCCAGCGAATGCTATTTTTGAAATAAAATTCCCCGCTACTGACATTACAGGAAAAATTATTTAATGGCTATAAAGAGATATAAAGCAGATGCCGACACCACAATTGTAAACGCATTTCAGCCGGGATTAAAAACTCGTGGAACTGGTGCTAACATGGGCGAGGCGGATGTATCTGAAGTTTTTTCAATCTACGGCCGCCAAACTACAAGTTCCCAAGAACTCTCCCGAGTACTTACTAAGTTTCCTATAACATCGATATCGACAGATCGCACCAATAGTGTAATTCCCGCTAGCGGAAGTGTTAGTTTTTATCTTAGGCTATTTAACGCCGAGCACTCCAAGACAGTACCACGAGATTATACAATAGTAGTGAAGCCGGTGGCACAATCATGGCAAGAGGGTGTTGGTTTGGATCTTGAAGGATACAAAGATTTAACTAAGGGAAATACTGGCGCCAACTGGATGAGCGCCTCAAGTAACACTTCGTGGACTGGCAGCAGCTATACTACTGACGATTGTGTTGGCGGCTCTTATCGAACTGGTGCCCTTGATCCAAATTTCAAAGCATCCTTTTCTACCGGTCTAGAAGATTTGGAAATTGATATCACCCCCTTGGTAGAACACTGGATGGCTGCAACTATTCCAAACTATGGGATAGGTGTATATCTTTCGTCTAGTTACGAGGCTAGCGCGTCTGTTGGCGAAAATACAGCAACCCCGGCAGTGTTACCTTTGACCGGCGGCGCCACCAAATCCTATTACACAAAACGCTTTTTTGCTCGCGGAACTCAGTATTTCTTTAAGCGTCCTGTAATCGAGGCTCGCTGGAATTCAACCGTGAAAGATGATAGGGGAGATTTTTATTATAGCAGTTCGCTGGCTCCTGCCGCAGATAATTTAAATATTATTTATCTTTATAACTATGTGCGAGGGAGATTAACAAATATTCCTAGCATTGGTGCGACAGGTT